GCCACTACAAAGCATACCTGGATGGGGCTAAGAAGGAAACCCCTGCCCTGCGCATTGGAAGCCTGACACACCTTTTCTGCCTGCAGCCTGACCTATTTGCCAGCCAGGTAATCACCCTGCCTGATGATGCCCCTAAGAAGCCCACTGAGAAGCAGCGCACAGCTAAGAAGCCTACCCCTGCCACCCTGGAAGCCATTGCCTGGTGGGATAACTTTGACCAGGTAAGCCAGGGCAAGACAGTGGCCGACAAGGATGAGCTTGAGGAAGCTATGCGCGCTGGCAAGGCACTCAATGATGAGCTGAAGCATTGGGGCATCACTCCCCTGGCCACTGAGCTGTGCCTGGCCACCACCTATGATGGCATCAAGATGAAATCCCAGCTGGATATGATCACCACAGATGGCTGGATCATAGACCTTAAGACCTTTGGTGATTACATTACCCCCCGCAATGTCTTAGCCACCACATATAAAAGGGGCTATCACCTTCAAGCTGCCTTCTATTGCCTGATGTATAAGCAGATTTTTGGTGAACGGCCACAGGGCTTTAAGATGATCTGTGCTGAGAAGGCTGCACCCAATGCCACAGGCTGCTTTGAATTGTCCAGCCAGCTGATTGCTGAAGGTGGTGTGCTGCTTACCCAAGCCATTGAAGCCTATAAAGCCTGCACTGCCTTTGATAGCTATCCTACCTATCCCAAGCAGATCCACACCCTGCAGCCTTACCCCACCAAGGGTGAAGCTGAAGCCATCACCTTTGCCTGATGAGCGCGCGCAAGACCTGGGTGGCTGAAGTGATGCTGCCCAATGACAAAAGCAAAAGCCCCTGCTACTACTTCCACTGTGTCCAGGATAGCCCACCCTGGCCAGCTGGTAAGCCTTACCTATATACAGGCCGTGGCTTTGTCACCACTGACAATCCTGCCACAGCCATCCTTCTACAGCAGCTGCTCAATGATGGCACTCTGACAGTCAAACCCTTTAACCCTGATATCAATGACCTACCAAAACAATAACAGCCCCCGCCCAAAACTCACAGCCATCAGCTCACCAGGTGAATATCTGGTGAAGGTCTGCAAGATCCGTGATGAGGATGTGAGCTTCACCCAGAAGAATGATGCCAAGGTAAAGGTGCTGCTCACCACTAAGGACAGCACTAAGGTCAATGATACCTTCTTTGGTAGCACAGATGGCGCACTCAAGCGCGCTGCTGCCTTTGTGGGCACTGCCACAGGGAAGAAGGTGGGCTTGCCTGGTAAATCCCAGGATGAGCTGCGTGCCTTCCTCAGCCAAGCTGAAGGCTGTATGCTGAAGGTGACAGTGGTGCAGGAAGAAGTGACCTTCAGCAGTGGTGAGCAGAAGCTGATCTGCAAGGTGACGAAATTCCACCCTTTTGTGAACCAGGTAGATCCTACAGCTGAACCAGGCTTCTAACTCCAACAGGTTGACAGGCTGCACCCCCACAGCAGCCTGCCTTCCTCTACATCCCACCTATGACAAACCACAAACCACAGCTTCCCCCTTGTGATCTGGATGCTGAAAGGTGTGTGCTGGCTTCCATCCTAGTGGATGGTGATGCCCTGCGCCCATCCTTCAAAGCCTGCAGTGATGCCAACCTGGATGCCAAAGCTTTCCTTGAGCCAAAGCATCAGACCATCTACCAGGCTTGCCAGCAGCTCATCACCCAGGGCATCAGCCCAGATGAGCTTACCCTGTCCAATCAGCTGCGCAGCACCCTCACCCTGGATCAAGCTGGTGGCCTGCACTACATCAATGAGCTGACCAGCTCCATCTTTGCCCCATCAGCCAATCTGAGGCAGGCCATCATCATCCTGCAGGAGAAGCACCAGGCGCGCCAGCTCATCAATCTGGCCAGGGATATCAGTGCCAAGGCACAGTCAGGAGCTTTCAAACCAGATGAGCTGATGCAAAGCCTGATGGCTCAGGCCAAGGATATTAGCACCACCAGCAGCCAGGATAGCACCACAGTGCAGATGCCCCTGGCTGATCTGTATAATATCGATAGGCACAATGACCCCAACAATCTCCTGGGCAACAGATGGATCTGCAAAGGTGGCAGCTTACTATTCAGTGCCCAGGCTGGCTGTGGCAAATCCACCCTGGCCACACAGATGATTGTCAGCTGGGCACTTGGCCGTGACCTTTGGCACATCAAGCCTGTGCGCCCACTAAGGATTGTGCTGCTGCAGTCAGAGAATGATTTGGCTGACCTGGCTGAGCAATGGCAGGATGTTACATCCTCAATGTCACTCAGCAGATCTGACCTGGATACCCTGGCCGAGAATGTCAGCATATACAGGGAAGCCATCAAGACAGGTGATGCCTTTGGCCTGCTCATTGAGGATCTGGTGAAGAAGCACAGGGCTGATCTTCTGATCATTGATCCTCTCCTGGGGTTCGCAGCAGGGGATGTATCTAAGCAGGAATATTGCAGCCATTTCCTGCGCCACATCCTTCAGCCCTGCTTGATGCGCACAGGCTGCGCGCTCATAGCCATCCACCACCAAAACAAGCCACCAAAGAAATCTGAAGGCAAGACCAGCAGCACCTATGATTTCAGTGGCAGTAGTGAGCTGGCAAATTGGTTCAGAGCCACGGCCATCCTGCGCAGGGAAGATGATGAGCTGCCTCACTTCATTTTCAAGCTGGGCAAGAGAGGGAGCAGGGCAGGGATGAGAGATCTCCAGGGCTTCTTCACTGAAAGCCTGCGAGTGCGACACAGTAAGATCAGGGGACAGATCAAGTGGGAGATAAACAACGCGCCACCCCCGCAAGACAATGATGTGTAATCTGCCTGCACCTTTCTGCCCTGGCCTAAGCACCCTGGGCAGTGCCTGGCACAGACCTATTACCCTAAAGGGTAATATAAAGGCATTACCCCTTTGGGGCTTTTACGCTGCGCTAGCCCCTAGGGGATGCTGCCTTTATTCCTCCCCTGCCCCCTCATTGGATGAATAAGCCTAAAATGAAAGCCCTGGCACTGCTGCAGCATTGGAAAAGGCTGTGGAAGGATAGCCCTGAGCTGATGAAGGCCAATCTGGATGCCCTCATTGCCTCCAGAAAGGCTTTGAAGGTAAGAAAGGCTAAAGTGGTCAGCCAAGTTATCCAAAGGCTTCCTAAGACCTTCCAGGCATCCCAAAGCAAGCAGCTGATGAGTGAGGCACTCCTGGCTGAAGGTCTGATGCCAGATCCACCCAGGCTTAAAAGGCTGCGCGTCCAGGCTGTCCGCTATGGCCTGCTGTCCTATGATGCGCGCAGAAATGCCTGGATTGTAGTGGCTAAGGGCTAATTTCTGACCTAATAACCCCAATATAAACAAAAAATCTGCTTATCCTATGGCTTCCAATCCCCAAAAGAGGCGAGTGCAGCAGCAATTACAGCAGCTGAGAGATGGCAGGCCAGAGGAAGCTGTGTTTGATGCCTGGTTTGATAGCTTACCCTTGGAGCAGCAGAAGGAGCTAAGAAGCCAGATGCCCCCGATCATCCCCTATCGAGAGATGCCAATGCCAAGGCACAGCTTCCTGGTCTATGACAATGATACAAAATTTGCATCAGCAGATCCCAGGCACAAAGATGAGCCAGCTGAGTTTGATGGGTGGGTGACTAGGGAGCGCGTGGGTGAGATCATCAGTGATGTGCTGGCAATGATGGGCGCATCATCAGATAAAAATGTTCAAACTCATTTCGATATGGTGAAAATAATCCTGCAGACAAGTGATGCCCCTACACAAAACGATCTTGCAAGAAGGCTTGGCCTTACCAAGCAGGCCATTTCAGTGCGAGTGCTGAAGCTTGCAGCCCACGCTGGCCAGATCGCACCAGGATTGCTTTCCAGGATGAGACAATCCCAGGCTGCAGCTGATGATAATAATCTAAATGATTTTTCTGATGGTTATATGACCAAAGGGGTGCATAAGAAATCTATTAATCCCCCCCCTGTGAGGCGTGGGGCATCCACCACCGCCAAAAAACACGGGTTTTCATCAAAAGGCGGTCAGGAAACGCACCAGGCTTAAATCAGCCAATCATTTACCATCAATATTATGACGCAAAGGGAATTGGCCAAGCAGCTTGATCTATCAATTGGCTATGTCAGCAAGCTGTGCCAGGAAGGGATGCCCAAGGATCTGGTGCAGGCCAGGGATTGGCTGAAGGCGCGCAAGGCAGGCAGGCTGCGTAAGCTACCAGCCCCACCACCCAAGCCAGCTGCTGCTCAGCTCAGCCCTGTTCAGCTGCAGGCAGTGACAGCCCTGGCCAATGGCTCACTTGATTATGCCCTGGCTCAGCACATCCTCATCATTGATCTGGCGCGTGATGCACTGATGGCAGCAATATCTGGAAACGATCCTGCCCAGGCCAAGCTGCAGACAGCATACAATGGCAGCTTGAAGGGGCTGGTGTTTCTACAGGATAAGGAGAAGGCCAGGGCAGTGGAAGCCAGGGAGCTGATCAAGCTGAGTGAAGCCCAAGCCTTCATTGCCAAGTGGACGGCCAAGGTGGTGCAGAAGCTAGACAAGCTTCCCCTTGAATGTGCTGAGGGATGCAATCCTGACAGACCTGAAACGGCCATTAAATCCCTTACCAAGTGGGCAATTGAAGTGCGCAGTGATCTGGCAAAGGAAACCCTATGACCAGCCAGGAAGCCAGGCTGCTGGCCACAGCACAGGATACCATCAGGCCAAGCTTCACAGGTGATGTGGTGCAGTGGGTGGAAGATAATGTGAATGATGTGCCTGACTCAATGATAAGGGGAAAGCTCAGCCTGAAGCGCACACCCTGGCTGGCTGAGGCACTGCGCATCCTCACTGATCCTGAGACAAAGCTGGGTGTGGTGATAGCTGCAACGCAGTCAGGCAAATCCCTGCTGCAAAGATTGTATGCGCTGTGGCAGATTGTAAATGCCCCCGCACCTTTTATGATGCTGCAGCCCACAGATCCAGAAGCCAAAGATTTCTTCATCAGGTATGTGCGCCCACTGATTAATCAATGCCCACCAGCCAAGGCACTCCTGTCTGATGGGGATAATGATAAAAGCACAGTGGCCGATTTCACCAATGGTGTAACCCTGTATTGCAGGGGTGCTTGGAATGAGGGAAATCTGCAACGCCTTTCCCTGCGCACAGTGATTATGGATGAAGCCTGGATGTATCCCAGGGGGCATATCCTGGAAGCTTCAGCGCGCACCCAGGCTTTCAGCTGGATGGGTAGGGTGCTGGCCTTTGGCCAGGCTGGTAATAAGGGTGATGAATTCCACAGCTTGTATGACAGCACTGATCAAAGGGTGTGGCACTTTGCCTGCCCCAGCTGCAGCAAGCTTCAGCCCTGGCTGTGGGAGTTTATTCGCTTCCCTGAAGAAGCTAAGGTGGG